GATGATTGGTTTTATACCATAGAAGAAAAAAATGAATAACAGGAAAATAACAAAATGAGTCAAGCACAATACAACTTATCAACCAAAACAGATTACCTGCATCGCAAGATGTTTCTGGATCCTGCAGGTCCTGTAACCATTCAGCGATTTGAAGAAGTCAAATACAACAAACTGGCCAAGTACGAACAAGAAGCTCGCGGTTTCTTTTGGGTTCCAGAAGAGATTAGTCTAAGCAAAGATGCCAATGACTTCAAAGAAGCGTCAGACACAGTCAAGCATATCTTTACTGCAAATTTATTGCGCCAAACAGCACTAGACTCATTGCAAGGCCGTGGTCCAGCACAGGTGTTTACTCCTGTAATTAGTATTCCAGAATTAGAAGCATTGATGTACAACTGGAGTTTCTTTGAAACCAATATTCATTCACGCAGTTACAGTCACATCATTCGCAACATCTACAATGTGCCCAAGGATGTGTTCAACACCATCCACGACACCAAAGAGATTGTGGACATGGCGTCAAGCGTGGGCAAGTATTACGATCACTTGCACATGGTCAACTGCGAAAAAGAACTAGAAGTTCCTGTCAAAGATCACGGCCACGTTAAAGCAATTTGGTTGGCTCTCAATGCCAGTTACGCATTGGAGGCATTCCGCTTTATGGTTAGCTTTGCTACCAGTTTGGCCATGGTAGAAAATCGCATCTTCATTGGCAATGGCAACATCATTCAGTTGATCCTGCAAGATGAAATCCTGCACAAGGAATGGACAGGGTGGATCATCAATCAAGTGGTGAAAGAAGACCCTCGCTTTGCTCAAGCCAAACAAGAATGTGAAGCAGAAGTGTATCAACTGTACCTGGATGTGATCCGTGAAGAAAAAGAGTGGGCTGATTACTTGTTCAACAAGGGACCAGTGATTGGCCTTAACGCACAAATCTTAAAAGACTTTGTAGATTACACAGCAGCCAATGCCTTGAAAGAAATTGGCATCAAGTATCTAGAACCAGCACCACGCTCCACACCCATTCCATGGTTCAACAAGCATGTGGACACCAGCAAGAAGCAAACTGCCTTGCAGGAAAATGAATCAACCAATTATGTTATTGGCGTGATGGGCGATGCCATTGACTACGACGAGTTACCAAACCTATGATCAACGACGAATGGTTCCAACAAGGTGGATTTGAAACCTACAAGCATCCAACACCTATCAAGTATGAAACTGCCACAGACAACGGAACTATAGAAACCCTCGAAGGTCCTGTTGCCTACACAGTTGGTTTTAAGATTATTACAGGACCCAAGGGCGAACGGTATCCTGTGAGTCCTATCAAGTTTGCTGCCTACTACGATGATAATCAAGATGGCACTGCTACGCCCAAGAAGATCATGAAGGTTGCTCGTCTTGCTGACCATGACGGTGTTGTTCGAGCATCATGGGGCAACTTAGAATACACTCGTGGCAATGACTACATTGTTCGACATGGTCCTGGTGACTACGGTGTTGTAAAAACAGATATCTTTGCCAAGACTTACGACAAATCAAAAGAAGGAAAATAAAATGAAAGCAATTGTATGGTCAAAAGACCAATGCCCCTACTGCGACCAAGCCAAGGCGTTGTTGAAATCACGTAACATTGAATTTGAAGAACGCAATATTATGCATGGTTGGACACGAGAACAACTACTAGAAGCAGTACCAAATGCTCGTACAGTACCACAGATCTTTTTAGATGATCAACTGGTAGGCGGGTTCACCGAACTCAGAACAAAACTAACAGAAAGCAAATAATGGAAATTGGAAAAGTTTACACATTCAAACTGAACTCTGGCGAAGAAATGATTGCCAAACTTGTGGACATGGAGTCGGGCTATGCTATCTTACAGGATCCTGTAAGCGTGGCCCCAGGTCCACAAGGCATGGGACTTGTGCCGAGTATGTTTACCGCAGATCCTGACAAAAATCCCCGGCTAAATATGAGCTGTGTTGCTATTCATTCATTGACGGATGAAAATGTGCGTATGAAATACATCGAAGCAACTACAGGCATAAAGGTGCCAGAAAAGAAAATCTTAGTAGGATAACATGCCAGGAATACAACGAGTGGGTGATGCAAACGGAGCAGGCGGTGTGATTACATCGGGTATTGGTTCGGTACGCATAAACGGAAGACCAATTGCCACAACTGGGCAAGGTGTCAGCGCCCATCCTTGTTGTGGACGAAGAGGATGTCCTGGCATACATTGCGGACCCTCAACCGCAGGCGGTTCGGGCACAGTACGAGCTGGTGGAATAGCAGTAAGCCTAACTGGAGATGCAGACACTTGTGGTCATGCTCGAGCCGGTGGCAGTGGCGATGTAAGGGCAGGATAATGGCCAATGGTGTATTAACTCCATTAGAAATAAACGCTGCTGCCGGATTGATGAACAATCAAGGCGTCAAAAGTTTACCAACAGCACTGACCACAGCAATTGCTACATTCAATGGTAAAACAGTGATAGTGAATTGGTTGGCCGCAGTAAACTATTACCAAGCTCAGACATTCAAAACTCAAAGCACACTAGATTTGTTGTTGAGTATTGGTGCCAGCACAATTCCAGCACTAGGCGATGCCATTCCTGCACTGCCATTGGCAAATTTTCCTTACTTGACTCAAGAATACCTGCCTACTCAAAGCGATGCTTCCACATTGGATCCATACGGATTTGCTGACTTGGTACAACAAACTGGTAATGCATATCTAGGCATCTACAATGACACTAGAGACCTTGGAAAATTTTGTCAAGGATTCATGGCAATGCAAGGGTACATCACCACCACCAATTCGTTGATCAACAGCACACGCAACGCCGCAACGTATTTGGGCCCTACATTTACAAACATGAGCAACTTGGTAAGCAATAACATTGCAAGCCTAGTGGATGATAGCCCCGGCGCATTGGGCAGACTGGCCACTGATATTGCCAATCAAGGATTGTTAACAAATACACAAACACTAAATGAATACGGCACACCGGCTGCATTGCTGGCGCAGTTGTCAAAGGTAAGCAACACCATCAATGGTACGTTGCCTGCTGTTCGTGATGCATTACAGGACCAAGGACTGACATTACAAGACATATCAAACCTAGTGAACATCAACAAAGTGTCATTGTTCAATCCCAGTGGTCTCACCCCAAACGAATTTGATAAACTACAGAAAAAAGCATACCCAGCATTGGTCAGTATCACAGACGCTGCCTTACAAGATGTATTAGACATACTGGGAGTGACCACACCTAATGTTTCAACCATGGCAGATTTGTTAAATCCAGCTGTGATGTTTCCAAACAGTTATACCAATTTACTAACACCGTCACCAGCAGGTCCTGTGCCAATTTACCAGACCAATGGTGCAGTCAACATGAACCTAGCCGAGACCGTGGGTGCATTTTTACCTGCTCCATCTGGGTGTGATGAGTTGGCAAAAATTATTCCCCCAGATCAAGCTGTGGCCAACAAGTCCACACAAGCGGCTGTGCAACAGATTACAAATATTCCATTAGCCACTTGGCCAGAACTGGCACAAACCATACAAGGCTTTGATCGCAATCCCTGGGACGTGAACAGTGACTACTTGGCCAACGACATTGTGGCGGCTGCTCCAGTCAATCCTAACAGCACATTGCAGCCTCCACTGGCAGTGTTAAGTCCCGCTACTGTGTTTTATCAGGCCATAGATGATGTTCCGGCTGGTACCAATATCAACAACACAACCTACTGGGAACCAATCACACTTGGTGGACTAAACACCATGACTGGTCTGGACCAAATTGAAGCATTGACCAATCCTGTTGCCGCCGCAACTACTAATTACATCAATAATTCTGTGGCCACTGGATCAGGCACAGACGGCAATATTACCATGTGTGATGTGTTGGGCACAGCAATTGATTACAACAATCTGGCAGCGCAATTTGACATAGCGTCGGCAGCAGTTCAAACACTACAAACTGCCGGAGCGTTGGCCACATTGAATACCGCCTATACTAATATTTTGGTTGCAGCTAACGATGCCGCGGTGCTAACACAAATTACCAATGCCAACTCGGCCATAGCAACACTGTATGCCAATCCCACATACACTGCCACAGTCGGCACATTGAACACTGCATGGATTGCCATTGCCACATATCTCAACAAAGAGAAAACCTATCAAGTCAAAGCTGGTATTGACTATTTTGCTTTGGTGTCAGGTGAGCAAAATTCAATTGTGGCGTTTTCTCAAATGCTGTCACAGTACGGCAGAGAATGCCAAACTTGCGGTCCATATGATTTCTTACAAAACATAGCTGACACCACAACATTAGCCGGTCAAGCCATGATTGGCAGTTTACGCGAAGGCGAGAACCAAATGAAACTGGCTGAAAACAAGCTCAGTGGCGCAGACATAAAACCAGATCCAGCACCGCCTGTGCCGCCAGCATGCGGCGTAGAAATTGCAAACTAAAGTATACATTGACAAATAATGCCCAAACTGCTATAATCAGGGCATGAAACCACTAAAAACCCAACTGGTAGTACTTAAACAGAAAGTATTACAGTACTACTATCGTACTAATTTTACGGTAGTAGAACTCCTAGTGATTGTAGGGTTATTATTTTGGTTGACTAGAAAAGCCGTTTTTGCTATAATTTAGGCATAGTAAGCAACAAAGGAGCCACAATGAAACTGCTGATCACCACCCAAGTTTATGAAAACTACGGTGCCCACGATTGGGACGGTGCAGGTGAGTGCCCTTCTTACTGGAAAGCCAAGGGCGGTTCTGACTATGTGATCCGTGATTTTGATCCCTTGCGTTATGCCCCTGGCGTGATTGTGGACTTGATTCGTCCCAAAGTTGAGTCAGACTCAGAGTACTTCCGTGAGCACATCATTGACTGGTCAGTAGAGGCCGATGACTACCTCACAGAGTTTGAACAAAGCCAACTGGACTACGAAGGCCAGATCCGTTTTCCTGCCAAAGAACTAGAATTGGCTTGACCAATAATTCCCAATCTGTTATAATTTAGGCATAGTAAGCAACAAAGGAGCCCCAAATGACCCAGATGTCCAAGATCCAGCAAGTCAACTCTGCAATCATGTTTGGTATGTTGGAGGCAGCATGAAAGTCTATTTCAACAAACGACTGATTGTGGTAGAAACCAATGTGGCTTGGGCTCTGCCTTACTGGCAAGCTCGTCAAGCAATGAATCCCCGAGCAATTACATGGGTAATGACATGACATTTCGACGCTGGTTGCAACAGCAGTGGTATGCTCACTGCCTTGAAATAGAAGAATGGACTGGCCGCATGCCAACTTATCCAATGTCAGATTATTTTGCCAAATACAAATATTGGCTCAAACGCGAATACCGTCATCAACAAGGAGTACCAAATGGGTCTTGATATGTATGCTTATGTGGCCACCCGTGAAGGCCAGCACCGCGACTACTACGAAGGTTCCGAATGGAACGACGACGCCAAAGATTATGTGAACACAAAGGTAAACAAGCCGCGTGAGATTGCCTACTGGCGCAAGCATCCTAACCTGCATGGATGGATGGAAACATTAGCCGAGCAAAAGAAGTTGAAATATGATTCTTTCAACGGCGTGGAAATGGAACTCACTGCTGAGGACTTGGATGCCCTTGAACGCGATGTTAAAAAGCGTCAACTGCCAGCCACATCGGGATTCTTCTTTGGCAACAATTCAGACCAGCACTACTATGACAGTGACCTGGCCTTTATCAAAGCCGCTAGAACAGAGATGTTCATGGGTTTGAAAGTGTTTTATAACTCATCATGGTAAGGCGTTAAGTATATGAATGAAACCGATTACAGCTACTCAAGGTTTGATGCCATAATGGCCGCAGGATGGATCCGAGACCTAGAAAGCTCTGACAGTCGCATTCACAAAGAAAAAGTGATTGAAAAGGCTCTCATGGCTGCTCGGCTTGGCAGTGCCGATGCACAGTGTTTTTTGTTCAATTGCTACCAAGCCTACAATCCGTTCTATGTGTTTGGCATCCGCCAGGTGCCTGAGACTGAGGGACTGACTGGTCGTGCCAATCCTTGGACACAGTTCTGGGCCATGCTAGAAGCTCTACGCACTAGGTACATCACAGGCAATCGTGCTAGAGAAGCAGTTGAACAAATGAGCCAGCAGTTTGACTCGGAAGAATGGAACATGTTAGCCCGCCGTGTGTTGATCAAAGACCTTCGATGCGGCATTTCAGAAAAGACCATCAACAAGGTTGTGGGCAAGACCGAATACAAGATACCAATTTTCTCGTGCCAGCTGGCACAAGACTCAACAGATCATCCCAAGAAAATGAAAGGCATCAAGCGCCTGGAATGCAAACTGGATGGTGTGCGTGTGTTGGCAGTGGTTAGTGGATCCACAGTCACACTATACAGTCGCAATGGCAAAGAATTTGAAAACTTTCCGCAGGTTGCCGATGCCATTGAAGATGCTCGCAAGCACTTCCACATCTTTGATATCATCCCACTTGAAGCTTTTCAAGAAGGGCACTGGAATGCAGGGCAGTACAAACGTCTGGAATGGCTAGAGTCAGCCCGCGCTGGATTGGAAGAGACTACGTGTCTGCGCATCATGCCAGGCTTGGATGTGAACCTGGACACAGCCGAAGGACATGACATCATGCAACGTTATGCGGAAGCTGCTGTGGAAGGTGGCTTTGAAGGCATCATGATCAAGAGCCTGGACGCACCATACCAATGCAAACGTTCGGACTCGTGGATGAAATGGAAACCCACCATCACAGTTGATTTGAACATTGTGGGTTTTGAAGAAGGAACTGGTAGGAACGAAAACCGGTTGGGTGCTATAATCTGTGAAGGAGATGATAATGACCGTAGAATTCATGTTAATGTTGGTAGTGGGTTTAGTGATACTCTTCGCGATGAGTATTGGGCCAGTAGGGATCAGCTACTTGGTCACTTGGTTGAAGTCCAAGCGGACGCAGTCACCCAAAACCAAGACGGAACATACAGTCTCCGATTCCCCCGGTTCTTGAGATTCCGTGACTTTGAAGCAGGTGAAAAAGTATGAAAATTGGACTCAGTTACAGCCGTTGCGTTCGAGACATTGTGGAAGGTAGTGTGAACATGGACGATGTGTTGGTGCTGATTACTCGTACAGATTTTGATCCCAGAGATGACGAACAGTGGGCAGGCATCTGGGCGGGATACTGCTATGGTGGCGGCAGCCGAGCAGAATGGAGTGCCTATGATTTCAACAGTAAAGAAGATGAAGACAAGTTCCGCAGTGTTAGCATTGAACTTTGGGAAACTGGTCGACTACACCAGCCACGCAAGTTTGGCACACATCCAAGCCGCCGATCAGAATACTGGTTGGAAACAGTATTGCCGGACAGTGAACTTGAATCTCGCCCGGCAGTGAAAGATGCCTGGGACAAATTTCAAATGGTTGCTGGATTGACCAGTGTTAAACTAGATCGGGAGTATCGCTAATGAACAAAAGAGTTGGACCTATTACCCTGGACGGCGAAGCCGCTGATTGCATCACTGTACTAACTCTCAAGGAGCAGAGAGCCTATCTCAAGAAAGAACTCAGTGATTGGAAAAAGAATCCTCGGTCAGAAACCAATCCAGACGGATATTGGTTGCACCCCGAAGATGTAGCAGGTAACACTCGTTTGGTGGAAGCACTGAACACAGTTATTAAGTATTTTGGCAAATGAAGAAAATTTACTATGAAAAAATTGGACGTCGGTATGTGCCTGTGACAGAATACGACAGCGACTTTTTGGATAGCTTTACAAAAGGCAATCACCTGGTGTCAGTATACCCCGGAGGCAGGTCTCGCTACTATAATATTGATCCCGCTTATGCTCCGATGATTGCCGCAGGCCGTGTAGCGGAAGATGCCATCTGTGATGCTCTTAGAAAATCTAGCGAGATGCGGCCACAGCGTACACCTATTACTCCTGGACAAAAGAAAGCCTGGGAAAAATTGGCAAAAGAGTTTGGTGATGGTCTGGCCGCACTGACCATGGGCAGTGCTCGAGATCATGCCGAAGCAGGTGTCAACGCCATGATTGCCGAAGCAGACAAACTGATGAGTCATCCGGCTGTGCGTGATGCATACGAGCAGTTTCAAACTGTGTGCAATCTTGTCAAACAAAAACAAAACACTTGACAATCTCAACATACACAGTTATAATTACTGTGCATGATCAAAGAGATTGGGTAGTCTAATGGTAGGGCGGGGTGAATCGATAACCTAGGCCTGCTCAGACCGTGGCAAGTGGACGTAAATCCTGTAGGTTGCGACAAGGACCTCGATTGTAAGATCAAAACCTGGGCTGGTACCCTGGGAGTATGCCGAGAGGATAAATCTGGAAAGGTTAGAAATGACTGTCAAAATTGAGGGCTCTGCGTTGAGTATCCCTGAGTCACTTGACTCGCTTGAAATAACGCCTTTGGTCATGCACCGTATTTGGTTCCAATTGCATTCTACTAAAGAATGGTATGCAGTTATGAACGAGGCTCGTGTTATGTTTGGTAAAAACTGGCGCACTCAAAGCCGGGTAAAACGCAGACTAGAGCACAATAATCTCTGGGGGCTAAGTCCCGCTCAAACAGTGCCTGTATGGTTTGAAGTGCCAGATCAGACCTTTGCTACATGGGTGGCAGTAAAGCATGCGGTGATCTCTTTGCCGCTACCCGGTAAATAATTTTTATGATATTTGGATTTGGAATTCTCGCCACCGCATTACTCCTAAGCGCCGTGGCTGCCTGGTACTCAGTGGCCGGCCTTACTGCTATATTTTCAGCGGCTGTGGTGCCTGTGATCATCATGGGTGGTTCACTAGAACTGGGCAAGATTGTGGCCACTGTGTGGTTGCACAACAACTGGAAACGTGCCGGTATTGTGTTCAAACTGTACCTGGTACCAGCCATAGCATTCCTAATGATACTGACCAGTATGGGTATCTTTGGTTATTTGTCAAAGGCACACTCTGATCAAAATCTTGTGTCCGGCGACGTTGTTAGCAAGATTGCAATATATGATGAAAAGATCAAGACCGAAAAAGAGAATATTGAAGCAAACCGTAAGGCACTTAAACAGATGGATGAGGGAGTGGACCAAGTACTGGGCCGCTCAACAACAGAAACGGGTGCCGAAAAAGCTGTGGCTATGCGAAGAGCCCAGCAGAAAGAGCGTACTCGCCTTCAAGCTGAAATATCACAGTCGCAAAAGTCTATCGCAGAACTTAATGATGCCCGTGCGCCTATTGCCGCCGAAGTACGCAAAGTTGACGCAGAAGTCGGACCGATAAAATACATTGCGGCCCTGTTGTACGGAGACAATCCTGATGCCAATCTGTTGGAACGGGCAGTGCGTTGGATGATCATAATGATTGTGCTGGTGTTTGATCCTCTTGCTCTCACACTTATCCTAGCCGCCAACAAACAGTTTGAATGGGCACGGCAAGGCACAGGTGGATTCATACATGACGAACCTAAATATGAGCCCGACGATGGGCCACTCACCGATGACCAAATAGAACAAATACAAGCCAGTGTGGAATTGCCGAAAGATCCACATCCGCCGGGGTGGATGTTTGACAAGCCAGACCCAATCAATTGCTACAAGTGTGGCACGGAACTAGTAGATGCTCCTGGTATAGGTCTTTTCTGTCCAAACAAACAGTGCGATGTGTTTGACTCTACTTCTGGTGCCACGATTAGTTTTACACAACCTGAAACACCAAGCTCGCCAGTGTTTGTGGACATGCCTAACTTTGATCAAGAAGAAGATGAGCCTGCAAATGTCAAGGCAGCAGTCAAAGCATGGAAAACTGCAAACCCTGATCGAACACTCAAGGAAGAAAGACGTAAATTATATCGTGGAGAAATTGACGAATTACCTTGGATGAAGTTGGTGCCTGACAATGACCAACCTAGACAATCAAACTCCAGCTTTGGAATACGATTCCCTGACAGTCCTTCAAAAGGCGATACTTTTGTTAGAGTAGATCAATTGCCCAGCAAGGTTTACAAATTCAATGGCAACGAGTGGATTATTATTGACAAAAATTCTACAGATAACTATACTTACGATACAGCATACATTGATCACCTCATTGACAAAATTGCAACCGGTGAGTATGATCCGGACTTGTTGAGTGACATTGAACGTGAACAAGTTGCAGAACGTCTTAAACAAACCAATAACTTATGAAACAGACTGAAACCATTGACACCTGCAGTTTTTGTAACAAACATAAAGACGCAGTGGCCAAACTAATTGTGGGCGAAGGTGTTGCAATTTGCAATGAATGTGTGGATTTATGTGAAACTCTTCTCAAAGAAGAACT